CTCTTAAATTATCAACTTGGTCTTTTACAGTTTTTCCGTGTAATTTACTTTTGTATTCTATTTGGTCAATTTCCTCTTTACTTAAATTCTTGTAATATTGTTTTTTATCTTTAGCAGTATATAAATCTTCAAATAATCTTTTACCTGTTATTTCACTTCTACCATAATTATGTAAATCATTAAGATTTTTAATGGAAGTATTTTTTAATTTTCGTGCTCCTAATTTAAAACCACCATAAGAAAAAGCTCCACCAAATACTGTTCCAAATCCAAAACCTGCCGCAGTAGAAATACCTGTTTGTTTTAAGCTGAATTGATTTTGAATACCTGATTTTATTGCAGTAGTTTGTAACATAGCATCGTGAACTGTACCAATACCTGCTCCAATATATCCTTCAGTTAGAGCTCCTTTTTTAACAGCTCCCCATAAACCTTGTTTAGTAGCTTGTTTTTGAACTTCTAATAAAGCTCTTTTATTAACTTCTTTAGCCATCTTACCTTTAAGAGCAGTTTTTAATGCTTGTTTATATGCTTGTTTTGCCGCTTGACCACCAATTCCAAAACCAATAAGGTTTACCCAATCAAATATCATAGCTCCACCATTATCAACTAACCAACCACCAAAACTTCTATTAGGGTCGTCCCACCAAGAAGGTAAGGCTTCATAAGTTTGTTGTATGTAAGCAAATTCTTTTAATCTATCGGGGGTATCAGTAAGAGCATTAGACATATCCATACCCATTGAAGTTGTATTATGATTTCTCCAAGACCTATCATTATAAAAATATTCTAATAAGTCTGCGTGAGACATATAATCAAATTTATCATTACCTTCTCTATGAGAGTAGTAACTTCTTAATGTATTATAAAATTTTTCACTTTGTATTTCATCTAAGGCTAATTCAGCGTTTTGTGCTTTTTTTAAATCGTAAGAAACAGAACTAATATCAAGATTTTTGTCCTGCTCTACAACGTCTGAAAACAAAGAAGCCATTATTATTTATCCTTTACTATTAATTAGTGCCTATATTTTTAGGGTCTATATTCAACATTTCTCCTATAATCTCTTTAACATTCTTAGTTGATTTTGCGTTCCAAGATTTTCCAAATATTGATTTACTTATAAATTCTACTAAGTCTTGTTGCTCTTGGTTACTAAATGCACCTAAAGATTTGTCTAAATCTAAATCACCAAAGTAACTAGCATCTAATCCTACATTATCTAAAATTTGTTTAACATATTCTGTAACTACAGGTTTAACATCTTTTTCATAAAAATCTTCCAATGAAGGTTGATTAAAAGGTATATAATCATTAAAACGAGTGTCAGTTTCCGTAGTAGGAATACTAATAGTCCCACTGTCTATTAATGCTTTAACATTTTCTTTAATTAAATCTGCTTTTTCTTCTACTTGTTTTGTTTCTCTAAGGTCTTCAGTTTTTGTTTCAATCTCTTCTTTTTCTTTCATAGGTATTAATTCAGCAGGAGCAGTTTCTTGAGTATTTCTATACACTCCCATAACGTGCTCACCTAATTCTTTTATATATTTTCTTCTTGTTTCGTGGTCAGGTAACTTTCCGTGTTCTTTTAAATATTCTGCTTCATATGTTAGAATTTCATCTTTCATATAATTCTGAGCATTAAACACTGCGGCTTGAGCACCATTTTGTGTAATACCTGTTTCTGAATCTGTAAATGAAGTAATAATATCTTTTTCAATTTGAGTCATATTTGATGAATAAACAACTTTTTCAATATAAATAGGAGCAATTCCTTTATCTTTATTAGTCATATATGTTGTCCATCTAGCATTTGCTACACCTAATTTAGAATTAGGAATACCTCTTTCAGTCATTTCAGCTATCATCTCAGAATATGTACTAAATCTACCTTCAGCTATTTCCATCATAAAACCATTACTAACATTTGGATTATTGTCAATTTCTCTACTTTCACTAAAGAACTTTCTGAAATTTTCAACTACATTTAAGTCACCTAATGGAGCTAATTCTTTATTAATTATTTCATTTAATTCATCTATATTATAAGGTCTAATTATTTCAGTTCCATCTTTTTCATCTACACCTACTACTTTACCTTTCATAGCATTAGCATAGACAGATTCAACTGTTTTATTTTTATTATAAACGTCATCTCGTCTTTCTTTTTGAACAAGATTAGCTTGACGTACATTTATCTTATCTAATAAATCAGCTACAGCAGGGTCTCTTGTACTAATTAAAGAACCTAAGTTATTACCACCACTTCCTTTACCTCTATCTGAAGTTAAAATTTGTATAGCTACATCTAATTCATCAGAATCAGTAGCACTAGCTAATATCCATTCAGCGTGAGACATAGCTACTTCATTCATTTCATCATTATCAAAGTAATGTGCTTTCTCACCATTTTGTGTTGGCATAGCAGTGTTTAAAGTTTTAACATTATCCCAATATGTAGACATATCATTTACTGCAAATCTATCTAAATATTTAACACCATTCATTATTTTCTTGTCGTGAGCCCATTCAGCTCTTAACTGAGCATCTTTAACTTTTTCATCTGCTGACCATTCATTGAACGCCGCCGCAAAACCTATTCTAAAATCTGCACTTGCTTCATTAAGGTCAGGTAAATGTTTTTTCCAAAAGTCTTCTATAGTTCCTTCAGTATCTTTATAGTTATAATCATCTGCCGCTTCTTCTATTTTTCTAATAGTTTCCACTGCTTCAAAACGACCTGAGTGTGAATCTACAACTTTTTTAACATACTGATTACTTAATTCTTCATACTCACCATTCATAATTCCTTTATGAATATCCTCAACACTCACACCACTAGCATTTAATTCTAACATTTTAGCTTTTGCCGCATCTTGTTTTCTTTCAATATATTTATCTGAATAATTATTCATAGCGGGAGTAAAATCATTTCTTAATGCAGAAACAATTTGACTCATTTCAGTTTTTCTAGGGTCTAAAAGAGCTACTTTACCTTTATCGGTAGAACCGAACCATTTTTGTGAAACTTGTGATTTATATGCCATATTATATTAATGTCCTTGTTTTATATTACTGTACAGCATCATAATCCACTGTAGGTTTTTTTCGTTTATTAATCCATTTATTATCTGAAGCTCCATAAGTTAATCCTGCTCCTGCAAGTTGAAGTCCTGCCGCCATCATACTAGGTGGTTGTAAGTGTTCCATACCACTATAAGTACGATGCAGATTTGCATAAGCATCTTGCTCTTGATTTTGTAAAGTCATAAAATCTTTTTCAACATCAAATAAAAGTTCTCCATAAGCCGCATCGTGTGCACCACTTATATCTTGAACTACTCTAATAGAATTACCAAACCCTGAATTAAGAGCATAGGCTTGATTTTTAGTTAATTCTTGTCTCATTCTTAATTGTTCTAAAGCTCTTGCTTGGTCTACACGAGAAGTTTCAGCATCAATACGAGACAAATCATTTAGATACGCTACATTAGCGTGTTCCATAGTTTTCTTTTGAGATGCTAAATTGTCTTTATATACCCGTTTGTCACTTTGAAATTTAGAGACAGTTCCGATGACTGCCAACGCTAGTTGAGCTTCAGGTACTCCACACATTATTTTTTATTTGTTTCCTTTATCATTAGTAAGAAGGGTAATTTCCCCACTCCATATTGTTTAATTTCTTCTTTAGCTTCAAAGCCTAAAAATTGAAGCCATTTTAATGACTTCCAATTTCGCCTATCCACCCAGTTGTATATATAAGTATATCCTTCACTCATTTGTGATACCCAGTAAGGACATTCTTTTATAAATTGTTTTGTATGTTTAAATAAATCTTCACTTGATAATAACCAAGCTATTCCATATTCAGGGTCTTTTGTAGGAGCAACCCCAAACATACCTATAACTCCTTCTTTAGCTGTTCCTATAATTGTATAGCTTCTACCTTTTTTATAAGTGAAAGGTATAACAAGAGCTTCTAACGGCGATGAACCATTTGATGCTCTTATCTCTTCTCTATCTGCTATCCTAACTTTAGGTGCTAATTGTAATGCGTCAGCTAATATCGCAGGACGCACATAGTTTTCTTTTTCCATTATATCCTATTTGCTCGGTTATGATAATAACCTTCTACTTCAGCACTTGCTACATACATAGGTAAGTGTGAACTAGATTTAATGTCAAAAGTAAAATCGGTATTTCTACATTGTATTGGTACTTTAATTGTTCCTGAGTGTAATGCAGGAGCACCAATAGTGCTTCCTGAAGTTCCAAGAACATATCCGTTCATTACAGTTGTAGATGTACTTCTGTTTTCAGGTGTAACTTCTGCTGTGAAGAATCCTGAGTTTTCGTAAGTTAATGCTATATTTCTAATTTGATAACGACCTGTAGTTACTGCTAAAAGTCCTCTCCCAGTATTTTCTCTAACATACTGAGGAGATAATGTATACTTAGATTCGTAAGATGTTCCTATCCATAAGCTAGTATGATTACCAACTAACGTATAAGAAGGAGCAACAAAATTTGTAACAGCTAATCGTGTAGGGTCAGAAGAAGTTACAGTTAAATTTGAATCTCCTGCCACTGCTCTTGTAACTGTAATAATAGGTGTTCCACCCGCAGGATTTGGAGCTGAATATCCTGCTAAATTATTAATACCAAGAACTCCACCACTTCCTACAGCAATATTATCTGCTACATCATCATTCGTTCTTGAACCACCAACTGAAAATTCTAAAGCTGGAGCAGGGTCACTATTTGTAGCTGTCATAGTTGTAGATACACCTGCGTTATCTGTAATTGTTATGGTACTACCTACTGCAATATTTGCCGCATCTGAAACTGTTATTGTGCAAGTTGCATTTGAAGCAGAAGTTAAAGCATAATCTGTTCCATCAGTTTTATCAACTGCCATTAATCCTGTTTTTGCTCCATACGGAGAAGTTAAAGTTGTTAAATCAGTGCCACTTGAATATGTACCTGTTACTGATACCATCTTGTCAAGATATACACCAAAACCTAATGTTGCATCTTTTAAATTTCTTAAATCTACTTTAAATAATTTTGTTGTTTGTCCTTCAGCCGTAAATAAATAAACATTACTTTCTATTGAAAATCCACCAAGTATTTTAACACCTGCAAATTCCCATTTAGACCAAGCGGTTTGTACTTTTTCACCACCATCAAAGAAATATTTATATATATACATCGTATCAGCATTAGTTGCTGTTACATCTGAACTTGCTGAATAAGGTGCAACCTGTGCATCTGCTGTATCAGAACATAAAATTGCTAGACAATCCTCAACTGTATTACTTATAATTTGATAAGCATTAGTTGGAATTAATGTTTGTACTGAAACTGAAATATCTAAACCATCATTTGTTAATGTATCATCATCAGAATAGTATTCTCTTATTGCTGTATTGCTTGTTCTTGCTTGAGCAAAGTATGCAAACTTTCCTGCTCCTATTGGAGTTACATTATCATCGTGTTCAAAACTTGAAACTTCATTTAAGATAGCAGTCGTAGGACTAATTGTATCTCCTGCGTGGTCAAGTTTATATTGAGCTGTATCTGAAAATAATAATAATGTTTCATTAAATGATACAGAGTTTTTCAAAGTATTAACTTGAGTACCTGAAGCCGCTATATCAATAGGGTCAGTATCTAAAACTTGTGTAACTGTTGTAGCAAAGAAATTAAAATAACTAGCATTTTCAGCTAGAATTAAATTCTCTCCTGATAAAATTCCTAATCTGTTTTTATAAAAAGTTAAATTCTGTATTGTTTTACCTACAAAAGAAGGGTCAGTATTAGTATCTGTTGCATCTCCACAATTTCTATCTGTCCAATCTAATTTTTGAAATGTAAATGTACCATCATTATTATTTATCAATGCGTGAGGCATTGTAGTATCTGTCAAACCTAAACTTGTAGCAGGAGCTAGTGTTTCAGTCCATACACCTGTTCCTTCAAATTTTACATAGTAATCAGAAAGAGTATCTCCTTCATCACCTGTAATTTTAACAATAGTATCTACTTTTCCATAGTAAGGTAATTTTGTAAAATCTTGTACTTTATCTTTAATAGCATACATCGCTGTATCACCTGAACCATCACCAGTTGTTACAGTATAACCTGCATTTCCATCAGTAGGTTTACCATAAAGAACTGAATTGTGTTGTTCAAAAGTAAATTCCGAAGTGATTGGAGTATAATTATTCAATCCTTCTGTACTAGATACAGTTGCTCCTGTATCAACACGAATTGTTTTAAATGCTATTCCATCAGCACTAGCATCATAATGTGAACTTGCAGTACCATATAAAAGTATATCTATTATTTTTGATGTATCTCTATATTTACTATCTGTAGAAGCATCGTGTCCTGTAGGTACTTGAAATATTACTTCATATCCTTCAGTAAATCCTGCTGTAACAATATCAGGGTGATTAACCCCAACTTTATATTCTCTACCATAATTTGTTGATTTACAGTAAACGTGAAATTCCTCTATTTTTGCCGCAGATGTTGTACTATCAGCAGTGGGAGTAATAGACTTATTGACAACAAAGGTGTAATCAGCAATATTAACCATACGAAAATCAGCTTTAGGATTAGTAGTATTAAGATATGTATTTCCATCAGGATAACTGACAGTTTTTTCATTACCCGCCAAGTCGTAGACTTTAACTCCATTGTCATAGAACGCACAAATGTAACGATTTGATTCATCTCTTTGAATATTCCATATTTTAGTTGTATTAGGAAAGACATTAGTTGCATCTAATGTAGCGACATATTCTAAAGGTGGTCTTTTTGATAATCCATCTACAATATTATTTTGGAAATTAACTTGGTCTTGACCTTGATTAATTCCTCTTTGAGATGGAGTTTGTTGAGACATACCATTTAGAAAATTAGGTATAGATTGTGAAACAACGCCGCCCATTAATAAGTCCTTCTAGTCCTATTTATTATTGAAAAAGTATTTACATCGCCTTCTAATATGTTTGCATCAGCACTTCTGCTATCCGCTTGTCTAAAAGAAGATAATGCTTCTTGTTCATCATTTCCTGCCAATTCAGCTAAGCCTTTATCTCCAATATATCTTGAAGCAAAACGTCTCGCTGATTTAGCGGCTATGTATTGCCTTGCGTATTCAGGGAGTTGTTCAAATTGTTGGACTAAGACTAAGTCCACTGTAGGTAGGGTTGTGCCTGTGCCAAATACATCTGTATGATTATCCATATCGTATAAATAACCATTACGAATGACCAAGTTTTTATCTCGGTATTGTGCAGATGCGTCTGCTTGAACACAGTTAGATGGTAGAGGTACTTTATTATCAGTATCTCTTGTTAATGTATAAGCATAATGAGTGTTGAAATTCCACCCCATAGACTGAATTGACATAGATGTTTCATCTAAAATATTTTTAGCGACAGATACATCGGTAGTTACTGTACCTGTAATTGCATTTACAGGAGCTTCTCCAATAACTGAAAGCATCTGATTAACTGTTTGTAATTCAGTAGTCGGTGTAATTTGTGTTGCCATCGTCTATACTATTATTGCTATTACTAAGATTACTCCAAAAACAATAACAACTTTTTTATGTTCAGTCCAAAAGTGTTTTGTTTTAAGAGCTATTGCGTTTATTTTATCTAGCATATTATTTTTTATATCCTCTTTGTTAAATTAACTAGAGGGGATTTAACTCCCCCCTAGACTTTCTATTAAGATATTTTGATTGTCTTTTCTTTCTTATCTTCAGGTAAATCCTGAATCAAAGAAATGTTTAGAACACCATCTTCTAACTTAACTTCTTTTACTTCCGTAAATTCAGCAAGTTTAAATGATTGTTCAAAAGACCTTTCACCAATACCTTTGTAAAGATAATCTTTCTCTTTACTTTCTTTCTTTCCTTTTACTTTTAAGACATTTTCTTTGACAGAAATTGTAAGGTCATCTTTTGAAAACCCTGCAACAGCCATTGAAATGTTATATATACCATCTGACATTCTTTCAATGTTATATGGTGGATAACCAACTGTCTTAAAACTTCTAAGCTCATCAAATAGGTCATCAAAACCTACCGAAAAAGCTCGGAATGGTGTTAAGTCTAGTGTCATATTTCCCCCTTTCTTAGGCGAGTTAATCAAGATACCCACTAGGCATATCTTGAAGTTATTATAAAGTAGAAAAGGGGGATTGCTCCCCCTAATCTATTGTGGTGTAATAAAGAAACTATTACGCTTCTTTAATTCCTACAGCCGCTTCAGGTCTAAGAGTTCCGTGACCCATAGCATATTTAGCGACCATTAATGTACCTTGTCTTCTGATGTCATAATCTGACTCAACAGCCAAGTCCATAAGTTTAACAGTACCAACTGCTGAAGGGTGTGACACAAGAGCTACGAATGTTCTTAAATCCACAGCTTGAGGTGTTGAACCACCTGCTGTAGCTGAACCTGCGTCTACTCCTGAAGTTACATTTGTTTCAACAAAATGAGGAACTGGAATTAAATCAATTCCTGCTACTCTTGCAACTTTGCCTTCTGCGATTGAACCTTTACCACTGAAATCAGCATTGATAACGTTTGTAGCGTTTGCTAATTTGTAGTATTCTTCTAATCTAAGAAAACATTTTCTGCCTTCTGCTGGAACATAATTTCCGTCTAACTGTTTAGCCGCAGAAAAGATAGCACCTATCATCGCCGTAGCGGCAGTTGCATCTGTTGCTGAAGCTATGTTAGCGTCAAATATGTTACTTGTAGTATCTCCACCTGTTACGTTAGGTGTAGTTCCTATTGCACATTGACCAATAGTTTGTAAAACGTGTTTATCTTTAACAAAAGCTAAAGCTCTGCCAATTTCGGCTGAGTATGCACTTCTTACGTCCCAGTGGTTTTTTGCTTCTTCAATATTTGATAAAAATACTGAAGATGTTAAAAGGTCATTAATTGTAATAACCTTTTCGTTGTGGTTAGCAGTTGAGCCTAAAATTTCTGCTCCTGCTGTATGATATGCCGCATCAATTCTGCCCATTACTGGGAAGGTTGCCGACTTACCACTAGAGATAGAACGAACCATCTCTGCTCCGCCTGTTTTTGAAGCTCTGTCAAAAGAAGTAAGAACTTCTCCCGCAAAAACTTTTAAAAACAATGCGTCTTCTGTACCCGTTGAGTTTATCTGTGGTATACTCGCTGGTGTTGCATTTGCCATAATATATTCTCCTTTGAATTTATGGTTAGTTAATAAAAGCCTTGTATTTTCAGCTTCTTATACTAAATTGTCTTCCCGCAGGAAGGTCAAGTTAATCTACTTATTTACTTGGCAGTTGCCACCTATAAAGGTTGCACAACTATTTTTTATTTTTCTTCTCAGCTTCTTGAGCCTTATCAAGAAGTTCATTTATATTCTTTAATGCTAAAGTAGATATGGTTAATTTATCATATCTATCTTTAATTGTTTCAAGAATATTGTCGTGGTCAGGAATACCTACTGGATTTTTTAAGTAAGTATCAACAACCGAAGTATGTTCAGCAATCTCTGCTTCATACTTTTTCTTTAAAGCGTATAAAAACATATACTACCTCTTTTTCTTTTTGTTCTTTTTCTTCTTCTTATCTTTTTTCTTATTTTTTTTCTTTTTCACCATTGTATTATCCTTTTTTCCAAATATCGTTAAAAGAATCTTGCCAAAATTTCTGAACTTGCTCTTGATATTTTTTAGCTTGTTCAGGTTGTTCTTTTAAGAACTTTTCAAACTGAACTTTCCATTCTGCGTATGTTGGAATTTCTAATTTAAAATTAAACATATTTATCTCCTTTCTTATTTATTTTAGATTTTACTGTTAGCTAGTTTATTTTTTACTTCAGCTTGATAAGCAGGGTCTTTAGCATATCTAGGGTCGGACATCGCTTGTGTCACTTGAGCCCAAGATGCAAAACCTTGTTCTGCACTAGGAGATGCTTTACCTTCAACTAATGTAGGTTCACTTCCTGTTGATTGTGCATATCTTGCTTTAAGTCCTACTACTGCTAATTTCACAGCTTCTAAATCTTTGCTGTTCACCGCAGTATTGTAAGCCTGTTTTTCAGTTTCAGTTAAATTTTGTCCAGCCCATTCAGACATACTATCATATGCCTCTGTGCCACCAACTAAGTTTTTAACTGTTGCTGATTGTTGGTCAGCTATTGCTTGTTGTCCTGCAATAAATCTGTCCACATATTCTTTTGGAATCCCTGCTTTTTCTAATGATTTATAAGAACCATCAGCAAGTTTACCATCTTTAGCAAACTCTTCAGAGAGTGTTTCCATATTTAAACCTGCACTATCTACAGCCTTTGTAGCTATATCTAAATCAGATTTAGGTTGTTCTGCTTTTACTTCTTCTTTTACTTCAGTCTTTGAAACTGGGTCTACTGATTGTTCAGTAGGTTGAGATTGCTCACCAAGTTTTTTTTCTAATTCTGAATACGATTTGACTAATTCATCAACTGAGTTGAATTTTTCAGGCAAACCTTCAGGTTTACTTTGTGTAGGCTTTGTCTCTTCCACTGGTTTATCCGCAGTAGTTTCGGCACTTTGTACTTCTACTTTATCTACCATAAATTTTTTCTCCTAATTATTGTGGTTTTGTCATATTACCTGCAACGGGAGCAACGGCTTTCTCAGCCATTTGCATCATCTGCTGTTGTTGTTGTTGCTGTTGCATAGCTTCTTGTTCAGCCACTAATTCTTCCTCACTCTTAATTAAACCTTCCATCTCTATACCTAAACTGGTAGCGATACGTTTAATTAAATCCGAAGAATTTAATGATTGAACTACTTGTGGATTAACTTGAGCTAGATTAACTATCTCACCCACAAATTCTCTTAATTTTTGTAAATCATTTCCTCTACCTAATGCTTCAATACCTGTAATAATTGTAGGTGTAACCGAATCTTTAGGTAATGGTGGAATTTCTTTTGCTTCTTGCATACGTTTCATTAGTATTTTAACTAATGGTAATTGAAACTCTTGTGATAATAATGAATATACTCCACCCATAGCTGTTTCTAATTGTTCAGCCATATATCTAATTTCTTGAGCTGTTACTCTTTCAGCATCTCTTTGTATTGCAGTATGTAATAAGAAGGCATAAGACATACGCTCTTCTAATTTAGCAATACTTCTTTCAACTACTTGTAAATCATATTGTTTTTGTGCTTGTAATACAGAGACATCATCTTCAGAACCAGTAATAATATCACCATTTCTAGTAAGAGCTAAATCTCTTTTCTTTGTTACAGAATTAGGTTTAACCATAAATACTATTTTAGAAGAAGCCGCCGCACTTTCAACAAGTGCTCTTGATAATCCTTCTAATGATTTTAAATCTCCTAAAAATTCTTCAACATATCCTCTACCATAATCTTCACCATCAACTCTAACCATTCTTAAAGCGGCGTAAGGCATTTGGTCTTTAGTAAAATTTCCTACTGATTCAGGAATTTTAATTCCATTTACTTCTTGACAAATATAAAATTTATTATTTTCTAATCTGTAAATATGTGTATATAATTCTATATCTTCATCTTTTTTATACTCAGGGTCACTTACTACTTTCTCCATCACTTCAAGAGGAAGACTTAATGGACTAACACTTTCTTTAATAACTATTTCTAATACATTTCCTGAAGCATCTCTATTACATACATAATGAGTAAGAGGAAATACTCTCATAGTTCCAACTTTAGGAAGATAAGTTAATACATTTCCTGATACTATTAAATGTTTAAGAGCTTCAAATACACTAACTCTTAAAGCTAATTGTTCAATCTTTTTAGAAACTTCTCTTTCAATATTTGCTAAAGATTTTTCTATTTCAGATTTTAATTCTTTATTTTGTTCAAGTTCTTCTTTTGTTTTGCCACTGACTGCTAGTCTAAAAAAGGGGGAATTGGGTGGTAGTAATAAAAGAAGTAGCTTAGACGCTAAATTGTTTACGCCTCTAGCTCCTACCGATTGGAAGGGGTTGTATAATTTTGTAGAAGAATTGAAACCATCTGTGGGTATTAAAGAAGAGATTGTTAATTCGCTACATTCTTGAGCTCTGTCTACAAATTTTTCTCTCTTATCTTTTAGTTTTAAATATCGTTCTTTTGCTGTAGGATTAACCTGTAGCATTGTTTCGTTGCTCTTTTTAATAGCCATTTATATCCTTATTAACCTGTTTGAACGCCTGAACTAGAACCAGCAGTAGTATAAGCTACGCCAGTTTGTAAAGCCGTTGTGCCTCTTTTAGAAGCTAATTTCTTTTTCTTCTTAATATCTTTATCGGCTGTTACTAATTCAATAGGTTTGTCCACTGCTTCCACCGCTTGAGACACCACTCTTGTTGGTATTTGTTGAATAGGTGCAGGTGGCTGTTTTGGTGATGACATACACATAGTATTATTTTATCCTCTCTTGTAATGTATTAATGAATCGTACTACGTCCCTTTGACCTGCTTTAAAATAGATAGTCTTAGTATCATCTTTTAAATTAGGTGACTTCTCAGGATATAGTTTATTTAATAGTTCTACCAAGTCTTCTGACTTGTGAGGTAAAACTAAATCTTCATTTTCGTCCATATTATTCTTCTAAAAAGGGCACTTTAGTTCCATAAATTACCCGTTATAGCTCCTTTGTTATATTCAGTTGCTCTGTTCTCAAAGAAATTAGCGTGTTCAACTCCATTTAATACCCAATCTAACCACCCTAAAGGGTTGTCTTTGACACCATAATTAGGTTTTAATGATAGCTGAAGCAGTCTTCTATCCGCTATATATCTTATATATTTCTTAACTTCATCAGAAGTAAGTCCTCTTATACCACCCATTTCAAAAGCCAAATCAATGAATTTATCTTCTAATTCCACCATATCTCTAGCTGTTTGATAGATAGTTTTCTTAAATTTATCAGTCCAAATCTTAGGGTTTTCTTTCACCAATGTTTTAAATAATTTAATCATGCTTTCAACGTGGTGTGTCTCATCTCTAATACTCCAAGTTACTATCTGACACATACCTTTCATTCTACCATATCTTTGAAAGTTAAGTAGCATAACAAAGGAAGCAAATAATTGTAGTCCTTCACCAAAAGCAGAAAAACAAGCTATATCTCTAGCCAGTCCTTCTAGTCCTTTACCTTTATCTTTAAATAAATAATTGTGTTTATCTGCCATTTCTTTATATTCTTGAAAGGCTTGATAATTTGTAAGCTCAGGCGTTCCAATAGTATCATTTAATAATGAATAAGCATGAGCATGAATAGCCTCATTAGAGGCAATAGTTGTTAGCATCATTCTTATTTCAGGTGCTTTAAATTTAGGAAGGTAGGTATCTACATACGCTTTAGCGACATCTACATCACCTTGAGTAAAGAATTTTAATATTTGATTAATTAAGTTCTTTTCTTCAGAAGTTAATTTTTCATTCCAGTCTCTAATATCTTCGTGTA